TTGTTTCATTTAGGCTTAGGAATACGTTCTTTGTTATTATTTGATTATAATCTTTATTGCAAGTAAAAAAAAGGGCCTAGTCTCCCAGGCCCTTCTCATTTTTAGATCAAAGGTATACCGTCTGCAGCGTTCAATCTAAAAACTATTTACCATTGAGCAGCTTCTTGCCCTCCGATAGTAAATTCTGTTTCATGCTCTCGTAAGATTTGCCTTCCTTCTTAGCTATCTTACGAATCTCGTCATCCACCAGCTTTGCAATCATTGACCCAGGTCTTCTAAATCCTTGTTTGCCCATGGCTCTGATGATGGTGTAGGACTCTATGTCCACGGCACATGATTTCCATCTTTCTATATCCATTGTCCTATCTCCTAGTTGTCTTGGTACTCTTTACTCTTATAAAAATCAACTAAATTTATTTTATTTTTCGGAGTCAACCCTGCGTTATATATCTTCTCAATGATAGCTACATAATCAGCAGTTGATGTACCAGTTAAAAACCATGAAGATCTACTCTTACATGCATTTAAGAAACGCTTGTGATCAAACTTTGGATGTTTATCAGCTACAATGTAGGACACCACCATTGAACGTTTGAAACGTTTATTCTTAACTGACTCCATTCCATAAAAGTATTTTTTCAGCTGCATCAATCGTGCTCCGATTTTATCACAGTGTTCTATACCTCCTGCAGGAATTACAAACCTACCTGTCTTGAAATCATTACTGATCCTTGACCATAGTGAAGTTTGTTTTAATAAAAGGACCACAGCTTCAGCAACGTTTATTCCGTACTGAGCCATTTTGTTTCTACAAATTTTGTAGTCCATTTTATTTCTAGCACAATGCTGATCTAAGTAATTTTGCATTGACCAGTTTTTTCTACCTGTGTTAAGTCTTGCAACATCAAGTGGATCATCTGAGTCCATAATTATGTATGGAACTTTTAGATCTAATTGTTTTCTTGCTTCCAAAGTATGTTGGCCATCAATGACTTCCATATTTCTATTTACACGAATAGGATCGAATAAATCTTTTTCTGCAATTAACTTTTTTAGTTGAGCCACATGTGCTTCATCTACAGGTCTATTACCTCTAGTTTTTTTAAATTTAGTGTAATCAGTTGTTACAAAAAATTTATTTTCTATTTTTTTGTTCATTTATCCTCCTTGGTTAGAACATTGTATAGAATAAGCCACCCATCATAAGTAAAAATACTTTTGGTGAGATCAGCATTATGATTAATAAAAGAAAAAAATATAAAACGTTTTTGTTATACATCTTGTGCCCTCACAACTGCGCTTATATCTTCTTCATCTTGAATAGCTTGTATCTCTGACCAAACTAGATCAGCTGCAACCCATTCATTAATTGGATACACAGGATTTGAAAATTCAAATTCAAGTCTAGTGGTCGCTATCCGTTTTACTTGATCTTTGAAATGTTGATCTGTGTTATCCATTCCTTTACCATCTGCAGTTAAGTGCTGCGTCTTGGAAAGTGTAGAGTCTAACTTTTCGATAAACTCTAAAAACTCTGGAGACTTAGATTTAATATTAATTTTTCTCACGGATCCTCCAAAGTTCAAATTTATTTACAACGTTGCTTAAGACTTCATGGTATCTAATTTGATTAGCTATGTTATCTTTCGCAGGTACTTCGCTGTAAGCTTCACCATTTATATGCAGCTCTAATACTTTCGTATCCTCGTTGAATATAACAGTGAAGACTTCTGTGCTTTGTTTTTGTTTTGGTTTGATTTCCCATTCAGGTCTCAATACCAAAGCTTCTTTTAAGTCGCCCAAAGCAGTAGCTTCTTTTTTATCTTTATTCATGATAACCTCTTTGTTATGATTAATATTCATGGGAACATATATAATTATTTTCATGGGATTTGCAAGTAAATAAAAAGATAGGATATTATAGGACTTTATATGAAATTTATGCTCGTTTTACATCTCTGCAGTGTTGTAGCTATGAAATGCACTGATGCTACATACACAGGTTTGATGTTTGCAGATCACTATAGCTGCGCTTTAGGTGGCTATAAAATGGGTTATGAGACCTTCAAAAGGCTGGAACAGGACGATTATTATGGTAAAGATAGAATAAATAAGGAAAAAATAGCTATAAAATTTGAGTGTAAAGAGATTGACACAAATTTAATTGTACCCCCAAAAAAACCTAAAATTACCACATAGTTGATTTCATTACGTTTTTTGATATATAATACCACATGAAGCTATATCGCGTCCAAGCAAACTATAAAAATATATATGTTAATGAGATGCTTGAGGCTGAGAACGATAAAGCCGCTCTTGAGTGTTTTGTAAAGAAGGTTGACTCAGGAGATGTAATTGAAAAGGATGGTGGTGGATATCATAATCCTGACCATTTATTCCTAACCTTCGAGGAGGTTGACCGAGATGCAACTACAAAAGTTAATATCGGAAAAGCTTCAATTGGAGTCCAAGTGGGCAACACAGGCGTTGCAGCAGGGCAGAGTAACTCCTGACATGAAGTGGATCGATATAAAGATCAAAGATCTTAGAACTAAGATTAATGATCAAAGTGTTGAAGACGCTAAAAAAGGTCTTTACGATATAGCTAGTTAAAAAAAACTAGTATTTAAATTTTTTTCACATATTCTGCACGCTATCTATGTCTCAAAACAAAACTGAAACAATTGTTATAGTAGGTGGTGGAACTGCAGGATGGTCTACTGCACAAAATTTTATAAATAAAACAAGTGATGACATTAAAATAATTTTAGTGGCAACACCAGAAATTCCAATAATTGGAGTTGGAGAAAGCACAACAGGACGTTTTAATGATTTAATAAATCTTAAAAATAATTTAACGGGTATAAATGAAAAAGAATTTTTAAAAGAAACTGAGTCCACATTTAAATTAGGTATTAAACACAGTGATTGGCATACAGTTGGCAAATCATTTTATTCTCCAATTGCTGATAATTATAATAATTTTTTTGGTTATCCTCACATCAGTTATGATGATTTTAGAATTTATCATGTTGCAGAAGGTTTAGATTACGACAAAACTTTTCAATCAAGATTGATGTCTCTAAATAAATTACATTTTACAAACGATGGTGAAAATATTTATACAACACAAAAATATGGTACTGCAGTGCCAGTGGCTTATCATTTAGATACATATAAAGTAGGACAATATCTTAAGAAAAAATCTTTAAACACAAATAAATGTAAATACATCAATGATAAAGTTATAGGATTTGAACAAGATGAAAATGGCTTTGTAAAATATTTAAAAACTAAATCAGGTCAAAAGATTGAAGGTGATTTATTTATTGATTGTACAGGCTTTGCGAGAATATTGATAAATAATGTAGAAGAAAATAAATGGGTCTCTTATAAGGATAATTTACTTGTAGATAGTGCCTTAAATTTTAATTATAAATTAGATGAAAATGAAGAGATAAGAAATTATACACATGCTTGGGCTCAAAAACATGGATGGTGTTGGGAAATACCTACACAAACAAGAATGGGATGCGGTTATGTTTTCAGCAGCAGACATACAGATTTTGATAAAGCGTATGATGAAATAAGTAAAAAATTAAAAAATAGAAAAATTGAAGTACAAAGAGAAATTAATTTTAACACAGGTAGGTTAGAAAAATTTTGGGTTAAAAATGTACTATCAACTGGCTTATCAAGTGCATTTATAGAACCATTGGAGGCTACATCTATCCATGCTACAATTATGCAAATAAATCATTTTTTAGAGTATTATTTTAAAAAAAATTTAAATTATAAGTGTAATTTATTTCATGAACAATATAATTCAGAGATGACACAGATGTGGGATAATATTAGAGACTTTATTGTATTTCATTACATTACTCCAAGAAATGATTCTGAATTTTGGCAAGAATCCAGTGACAAGAAAAGATGGTCTTCAAAATTAAAAAGATTAATGACAATGTGGAATTACAAAATGCCAAGAGAAAACGATTATGTAAATGACATTGGTAATAATTTTTATCATTTAGGTAACACATTATGGTATCAAGTAGCTATTGGAATGAAACTTCTTAATCCAAAATTAGCTAAAGAAGAATTACAAAATTATAATTTATATGAACCAATGAAAGATTTTTATCAAAAAATTAATCATGATTTTGACAAAATAATAAATGATTTTTGTAAAACTAATGAATTCTATAAAAGCATTCAGTGTCGCAGCTAGAATTAAACCCCTGCTGAAGGTGATCGTCTACTATTCAATAAAATAAAAAATCAAAAAATTGCTCATGGTATAATAGTTAAAAATAAAATATAGGAGAGCAAATATGTTTGAATGGAAACATCCAAGTTATTATGCAGAACTTAGAAGGCTGCGTAAGATCGAAGAAGAGAAGGAGTTGGAGAACACTGAGGACAAGGATCCTTCCGAACAATCTCAAGATCCTCAATCTCAAGAATAACTTTTTGGCCCTTGCAAGTTTTGCAGGGGCTACTATTCCTTAGCTTCTCCCCAGGATCGTCCGAGTGCAATATCAACTTTGGAAGGTACTTTAAGACTTTCGATTGCATTTTCCATTATCTCCTTTACGTTTTTAATATCTTCTTCTTTATCTATTGAAAAACAAAGTTCATCATGAATTTGTAATAAAGGTTTATATCCAGCCTTATGGCACTGTATCATAGCTTCTTTTGTTTGATCTGCAGCTGATCCTTGAATTAATCTATTCAAAGCTTTGTAAGTAAATGCTCTTCTAATGTTATTTCCATAAATGGCCTTAGCCTCTTCATACTGCATTGCTTTATTCATTCCGAAGGTAGCAGGCTCCCACATGTCAAATCGGCATTTACGACCCTTTATTGTTCGAATAAACCCATATTTTGAGGCGGAGCTAGATACATCAGTAGCTAATTTCTTTACAAAAGGGACTCTTTCACCGTATTGTCTTAACAAAGCCTCAGCTCTATCTTTAGAAATACCTAATTCCTTACCAAGTTTGGCTTTACCCATCCCATAAAATAATCCAAGATTAATTGTTTTGGCCTGAGTTCTTGTTATGCCTGCCATGTCAGCTACGATTTGGTGAAAGTCTGCAGACTCATTTTTATAAGCTTCAATAAATTCAGCAGCACCTTCAAAATGATCATTCACAGACGCTGCGTAATGAGCTACCAATCTTGGTTCTTGTTGTGAATAATCAAAGCTACCCCATTGTCTTCCTTCTTCAGGTAAAAATAAACTTCTAATTTTATCTCCATATTCTTTGTTTCTTGCAGGGATTTGTTGCAGGTTAGGGTTAGAGTATGATAAACGTCCTGATACAGTTCCACCTTGGTCAGATCTTAATTGATTTATTTCAGAATGTATTCTACCTTTGTGAACATAACGTTGAATGGAGTCTATGAATGTTGAATGAAATTTATTTATTTCTCTTGCTTGTCTTATTAGTTGCGCTATCGGGTTATCACAGTTTACTAGCCAGTTTTGCGTAAAGCTTGGTTCATCACTCTTCGGTGTCCGTGGATAATCAACACCTATTCTATCAAACACCTGCGCCACTGATCTTGCTGCCCAGATATCAACATCTAAAGTAGTTTGTTTTTTTATATCATGTAAAATAGATTTTTCTTTAGTTACAAATTCTTTTTTCAAACTTGCTGCCTTAGCTTCATCAACTCTTATACCTCTTTGTCTTGTTTCAATTAAGATAGGTAACAACTCCATTTCCATGTCCCACACGTCATGTAAATTTTGTTTTGTTATTTCTGTTTTAAATCTTTCCCATAATCTTAAAGTTAGTCCTGCATCTTGTTCAGCATAAAATCCAACGTAACCTGCAGGTAACTTCCAAAGGTCAGCCTTTGGATCAATACCCCACTCTTTAGCTTTTTCATTTAAAAATGTTTCGTTTTTAATCTCACCTAGATAATCTTTTGCACATGCATTTAAACTAAAACTATATCTATTTTCATTAATTAAAGCTGCTGCAATCATGGTATCAACTATTTGTCCACGTATTTCAAAACCATTTACTAATAACCAACCAACGTCATAACTAGCATTATGAAAAATTTTAGTAGCTGGTAGTTTTAGAACATCTTGAAACCATGCTGTAGTAATAGTTAAATCCATATTACCACCTGCATCATGTTGAATTGGAAAATACCATTGTTGTCCAAGGGCAGCCACTGCAAAACCCACAATACCTCCATCAAAGGTTGCCCAACCTGCACCTTTTGTTTTTATATTTGGATCTTTAGTCTCCAGGTCAATTGCTATTTCTTTGGCTTGTCTAAGATCAGGATACTCAGCTGGAGCTATCCAGTCACTGTCATTATATACAAAATTTAGTTGATGTGTCATTAGTTTTTAAGTTTTTGGTTTTGTCCTTCAGCATAAAGATTTTGTATTGATTCACTCATCGGAACTTTAGTTTCAAAAATATAGCAGTCTGCACAATAATAAATTTTTTCATGTATGATTACTGAAGGCACTGTTGTACAAATCTCACATTTTATTGTGTTATCTTTCTTTGTCATTTTCCAATATTTTTGTTTTAAATGCTAAAGTTATTCTTGCTCCGTTTTGTGGACCATGCCCCATGTGTAATTTTCTTGCATCAAAACAAATTAACTTATTTTTTTTAAATTGAAAAGTTTTTTCATTTTTTATCTCAAAATCTCCTGAGCCAACTAACATATATAAACAAGTTAATCCACCCTGATCATCATCAGTATGAAATTCTCCATTCATACCAGGATGTTGAATATTCATATAAATTCTGTTGAAATGCAAATTCAATTTTAAAGTTGTTTGTAATTTAAAAGTAAGAAAATTTATTATTAAATCATTATGATTAAAATTAAAACTGTAGAATTTTTTATTTGGATCTACTGAAAACTCCTGAAAAAAATGTGGTGTTTCATATAAAAATTTATGAGATAAAAATTCGTTCAAGTCTTTATCTAACCAATTATTTATCTCCTTAGTTTCAATCATTTCTTTTTTTGATCTTTCATTTTTTTTATTTCTAAATCACAATAGTGTTTTATTTTTTCCAAATCTTCTATTCCTCCCTTATATGGATACCGAATTACATATTTTATTACATTACCTTGAAAAAAAGTTAACTCATTTTTAGAAATAAATTCATAAGGTTGAATGAGATAGTGTTGGTAGTGGCTTCCACCAACCTGTTTATCTTCTGGAAAAGCTTCTTCAAACATATCTTTGTCTGTCATAATTTATACTCCTGTAATACTTTTAATTTTTCTTCAGCAGCAGCTATTTTTTCCACTAACTTATCTGCTTCATCAACATGCTGTGGGTGTTCTCCTATTGCTACTGGTTTTTCTAAATAAATTTTTAGTGTTGCCTCTGCCTCTGATA